ACACTGACAGTAGATTTGTAAATTTGTTGTATTGCACGATTAATAGCACTGGTATCGTCAGTAACTCCGTCTCCAGTAGCACCAAAATCTCGTACATTGACTATGTCATCAAATTTTTGTTGATAATTTCTTACAATAGGTGATAAAAGACTGGAACCAGTCTGAGCGTTATAACCAGCTGCGTTACCAACAAAAGTATAACTCGCAAATACTGCGTTTGATGTAATGCCAGAAACATCATGTTCAGTTAATATTCTAGTTATACCAACTGTGGGTGCGCCTTCTTCGACCGTGCCATTACCAATATAAAGTTGTCTGGTATCTAAGCTCCAACCTAATTCAGCTGCGGATAATTGGGGCAAGTCTTGTTCTAACCCGCGTCGATGTTGAATTCTACTTATTTGTGTGACAGCCATACTTGATCCTAATTTATTCTGTATTTAGCTAGATTTGATTTACAATTGATCAATGGGAATTATTTCAAACTTCCAATTATCCTTGAGTTCATGTCTGTTAATGTGTCCATTTGTCCATTTTGGACCAGCAAATCCACACATATTACAAACTTTTTCTGGCAATTTTTGTGCGATAAACCAATCTTGTATCTGATGATCAGATGCAGTTGTATCTAAAAACTCATAGTTTTTTAGATATGGTTGCCATTCTGTCTTGGTAGTTAAATCAAATGTTTGCAATGTGTGTTCTAAAACAGCCACAGTTGGGCACTTGTATAACCTACCCTTGTATAGATTTACAAATGATTTAGCTTGACAAAATTTGTGATTATCCAACTCCCAAACATCATTGTAATCATAAAATGGTAACAAATTTGTTTCGGTGTGTTGATAATGGGCTTGCCACCAAATTTTGTGTTGTTCGCATGTGGTAATTCTAATCAGTGAATCCACATTGTCAATATCTATACGCCACCAACTTTTGAAAATTTCTGGTTCGTCAAGCCAAAGATTCCATTGAATTTTTTTATCAGGATGCTTGGTTTGTAGTGATTCTAAAACTAATTTTTTTAATTTTTCAACATTTTTCAACACCATAGAACAGTAAGGTTCATGTCCGGTTTGAATGCTTATAATAAATTGGGGTTGAATTTGTTCTGTGAATAAAACTGAAATTTTATCAAACAATGTGTTTAAATAGTATCCGTTAGTGTTGATACGTAACCCTGCATTGGGCCAAAATTTTCTTAAAGCCAAACACCAATCAATGAATTGGGGATGTAATAATGGTTCTCCCCCAAATACAGTGACTTCTTCAGGATCCAATCTTTCTGACCAAAACTGAAGCCATTCTAAACTTTCTTCTAATTTTAAAATACCTTTGATACGTTTGCTATCGGAAAAGGTAAGACAACCACCGCAACCAAGATTACAAGATCTTATTATAGGAATATCTAAAAATTTAAATTTAACTGGATTCATTGAAATATTTACTTAATTCTGGAACCACTGTAGATATAGATTCGTTTCTATTTTTGTCTAATATTTTAGTATATTTGATAAAATTTAAAAATTTGTTTTGCTCAAAATTATTTTGTTCCAATACCGCTATACAGTTTTTTATTCCTATACTTGGAAAATTTTTAGCGTAAGCCAAAGTATTAGTGAGATCATTGATAAGTTTTGGTCTTAATTCATATGGAATATTCTGTAAGAACAGCTCTTCAATGTCATTTACTAAATTAATACTATGGTTAGCTGAATATTGTTCAAATTCAGTGTTAATAAAGTTTATAAGCTTAGGAATATTAAAAATATTGTAAATGCTTACACAAGTTGAAAACATTATATCGTGATTGCTTAATTTTTTAATATTATTTTTTATAGTTGAGAAATTTGACCCATGCCTTATATAATCATTTACAACATCAGTGCCATCAATTGAAATAACTAGAGTGAGATACTTGAATTTATTAAGTACAGCATAAAATTTATCGTTAACTGCATTAAGACTGGTATTAATTAAAATTGTAATTTCATCGTTATATTTTGCAACTTCTTCTAGTAGATTCAAATTCAATGGTTCTACCAGAGGCTCCCCGCCTGCTAGATAAATTTTTTGTATATCTTTATGTAGATCAATATCGTGATCTATTCTATGATTATCGACTGTCCAAAACTTTTCCGGCCATTTTCCTTGAATTTTTTTATATTCTGCGTTTACAGCACTACTACTAGAACTATTACACATCCTGCATTTCAAGGTACAGGTATTACTGTATCTTAGATCATAACTAATTGGCTGCATTGGTTTATTGTTACTAAAGTTATCCAAGCAGGTTTGTATTGCTTTGTGCGTAATTTGCCAATTATACCAAGTAGTATTTTCTCTTATTCTAGGGCTAGCGATTCCCTGTTCTTCTTGTGTGTAACAATAATCGCAAGCAGAATGTTTTATATCTGTCGTCATTGATAATCTTAACTCTTGCATTTTCGCAGAGTTAAAATTTTCTATAGATGTATTAGCAGTTTCGTGGCTATAACACTGTAATTGATCGCTATAACAACAAATGTGATAGGTACCGTTGAATTTTTTTTCTTGATGTACAAAAGGAAGGATACAAAAAGTTTTGCCTTCTTGAAGCAATTTAAAATCTAAATTCATTGAAGTTGATAATACATTGCTACTCTACGCATCCATTGGTCACTCCAATAAGCGAAATCTTTTGCTTCTAATACAAACTCTTGGTACTGAGGAGTTGCTGTATCATTTTCCGGGCGGGCGCACATGAGAATAACTCCACTTTTGATCTGTGTTCCGTGGGTGTCGTTGTGAGCCGCCGCATATGCTGCCAGCTGTAAAAAATAATCGTTGATCCATTCTCGTTTCTTAGGCTTGTTCGTTTGCTTAAAATCCAATATCGCAGGCTGTCCTCGCCAGACACCCACACAGTCAGAAGTACCAGCATAAAGCCCAGAATAGTATAAAGGAACCTCGCAACCCCAATATTCATCAACATGTTGTAGTCCTTCTAAAATTACTTGTGCTGCCATAAACCAACTTGGTTGAGCAAATGGGTTACTAGGTAACTCTCCTATATCATCTGTCTTGACATAACGTTCAAGGTAAGTGTGCATACGTGTTCCACGATTAGCTGCTTCAGTTGTTATCTGCTGCGCTCGCTCATGTCCAATACGATTTTTCCAATCACGCAGGGCTTGCTTTGCTTCTTCGGGTTTAGTTCTATCTAATATCGTGGTGACCGAAACTAGATTCTCTCCGCCAGGAGTTAGATAAACTCTTTTTCCATCCCGTGTTTCTCGAGTCATTGGTTTATATTCAAATTTATTTGTTATCACTTAATTTCTTTGCTTTATATTCAGTTGTGTTTAATTTAGTTGCGGCTTCTCTAATAGATTGGTAGATTACTCCATTGATTGTAATAGTTTTACAATTAGGAGGTTTTAACTTACTTTTTTTTTCTCTTATTTCTTTGGCCTTTTCTATACCAAATATTTCTTCGTTTGTCTTGCCTATTCTCCATGCTTTGTTTATTTTCGCAGAATCACTTTGTTTTTTGCGAGTTTTATCACTTACTACTTTACCAGAATGTGTTTTCCTTGATGATTCTCTCATTTTATTGGTTACCACCCTTGTGCCATTGTTATATGCTTTCTGCAATGAATTTGCTCGTTTATCTTTTTCTTCTTGAGACTGAATACGCCCTTTATTTAAAGTATTACCTAGCATTCTTTCTCTATAGCTTTGTTTTCTTTCTTCAGAGTATTCATTATGTGGAGGTCGGTTGTCTTTGCATAAATTAGTTAATATTCCGTTAGGATCGTAACGCTTCCTGCCATATTTTACAATTAACTCTTCTTCAAAATCATACGCCATCTTTTCATCGTTAGACCAAAATACATATTCAATGATTGGAGAAAGTCCTTCGTTTAGAATTTGTCTAATGACATGATCTTTATATGGATTTTCTGTATTCTTACCTTTTTGATTTCGTAGTATGTGATACTGTGCTCGCTTGCCTTTTCCTTTGCCTACATAGAAAGGTAGCATTGTGGTTGGGTTTTTTAGTAGATAAACATAGTACATAGCAAAGTCTCCGTTACTACTATATTTAGTAAAACTAAAATATTTTAAATTCGAAAACTTTCGCCGCAACCACAACGGTCACGTTCTCGGCTGTTTATAAAGTCAAAACCTTCATTGAGACCCTGGCGCTTGTAGTCCATGGTCATACCGTCAATGTAGGGTAGATCTTTTGGGTCAACGTATATTGCAACACCATTACTTTCGTAAGCAATATTTTTGTTGTCCACTGAGTCCACATACTCTAATTTGTATGCCAATCCCGAACATCCTGTGGTTCTTACACCTATAAGAATGCCCGCACCTTTTCCCCTGCGGTCAAGTTGCTGTCTTACTTTCTTAGCTGCTATCTCAGTTAATTGAATCATTTTTTGATCTATAATCTGCGAGAGCTGCTTTTATGGCATCTTCTGCCAATATGGAACAATGTATTTTTACGGGGGGCAAAGCCAACTCCTCTGCAATCTCTGAGTTTTTAATAGAATCTGCCTCATCAAGACTTTTTCCCTTTAACCAAGTTGTAACTAATGATGAACTTGCGATGGCCGACCCACAACCATATGTCTTGAATTTTGCATCGGTAATTACTCCATCATCTACATATATTTGAAGTTGAAGAACATCTCCTCTAACCGCACGCTGGGGCACCGACTAAACCGGTCCCAACGTGCGCATCCTCCTTATCCATTTTTCCTACATTTCTAGGGTTATTGTAATGATCAAGCACAGCTTCGCTATAGGCCATATTTTTCTCCTGTTATTTGTTCAACTAATTCCAACGACTGGTGAGTATCCCATTTTTTCCTATTATCTCTGCCTAATATAAATTGTATATTTTTTTTACTTCCAAGTAAAGAAGGATCGATGCCTAAATCAAATCCTTGCTTGTGCGGTATTATATGATCTAATTGCCAATCATCTGGACCCTTGCCTCTAGTAGGTACCCAATCTCCATTTGCTTGCATTTCTTTTAATGTTCTATATGTAGCGTGTCTTACTTGACTTCTATATTTTTTCAATGGATCAGTTAAAGGATTTTTTGGCCTAAGGTTATTGCACCTTCCGTCTTTATTTGGATTATCATTTAACCATTTTTGTCTTTGTCTTTCATTTGGCAATCCTTTATTCCATCCCCAACCTTTAGATAAACCATTTGTATTCTGTTTTGCTTTTTGTTCTTCTGTAAGTTTGATACCTTTATTCCAGGCTGTGTGCCCTGAGCGATTCTGAGGATTCTTACAAGGTTGTGAACAATACTCAATCATCCTAGGTTGAGTAATAAATTCATTATTACAGAAAAGACATCTTTTAATTTGTCCATACTTGTTTTTCATACAAGTATTTATGATAGGAGCACCTGTATGCGATCTTTAAGATCGTTTAGCAAGAGCCGATTTGGCCATTGTATCAACTGTGCGTTCTGGCGGTGTTCTAGGTGCTTCTTGACCAATTTCAACCGGCAAGTCAGTGTCATCTTGAAATGGTTCTAAATATACATACTTTACACCATATGAATCATCTTTAATATCTTTGATTAAATTTTTTATATTTGGGTTGTCTCTATATGCATCCAATAAATTTTCAAGATTAAATTGTGTTTCGCCTTGAGTCTGTACCAAATTAATTAAACTGTCTACACGAATTCTTGGCTGTATATGGGTATCATGTGCTCTATTGCGTAAAAACTCCAGTGTGGTTAGCAAATTTGCATCACCACGCCCGTCGGCTTCATCTTCAAGAACTTCGTCTATGTATTCGTCTAAGTTCTCAGTGATAACTTCTCGAACACGCATTAACGCTTCTCTCTGCCTATAACATTTGGTCCAGCAGCAGCATTGGTAGCTGCAAAGCTATCTGTGTCCATATCGCTAGTCATATCAGGAGTAGGCATTTCACCAGGCATACCACCCGGGGCTGCCCCCGGAGCACCACCTATACCCATGGGTGCTGCGACCTGCTCACCTGCTAGAGCTCTGGCTGCG